GACCAGGTTCGACTCATTGCTCGGCTTGCCGAAAAAGCGGGTTAGAGCGTCTGGGTCTGGCTTCGGCCACGGGTTATCCACCGGCATCAGCGCGCGGAGATGCGCCTGACAGGCGGCGGCGCTTTTCATGCCCCACAGCCCGTCAGGCTCCGCGCCCACTCGTCTCTGTAAGTCAGAGATTTTCATGGGGCTTAATAGCGGGTCGCATCCTTGGCGTGATAGCCCATCAGGGCGATCGCCACGGGAAAAATCCAGCTCTTCCAATCGAGCAGGGAAGCGCCAGATTGGAGCGAGGTTTGCAGGGCGGCGGCGGCTGCGGAAAGCAGTCCGAGGGTCGTTGTTTTCATTTGAGGTTTTTACGGATGATGCTGAGAGCGGAGAGGAGTGATACGATGATGCCGGTCACGAGCGCGATCGTTTGCAGCCAAGGATTCACATCCCCTGGCACAGTGGTGATGATTCCGCAGATCGGCGCGCTAACACCGACGGCGAATTTCTCAGGGAGTTGCAAGTGGTCGAATGGATTCATGCCCAGAAGGTGTTTGGAACGTCTGGATTAAATTCGGGGCGCGGGATTGAGATTTTAGAACCCGCGTCATCGGTGGCCGTCATGTTAGATGACCAGAAAATGAACGGGTCAGCTTCAGGCGGCACTGGAATCCCCACCAGATCGCGAAAGAGAACCCAGAAGTCTGCACCGTTGTGCTCCCCGATTTCGTGCAGAGCATACTCATGGGTGGCAAGCGTGGATACGATAGCCCCGTCAACCTCTTGGGCGAACCCATTGGCAACCCCGAATTGTTCAGCGATTTCCTTGGACGGGAATTTTAAGAGGTAGTCGGTCATACGGTTAGGGCTTGGAGTTTTGCGTTGGAAAGGCGTTTCTTGAAGTAGCGAATGGACTGGATGTGACCAGTAAGTCGATTAGATGTGCCACCGAGATTTCCAATATGGAGCTGTGTAGCATCAGGGATTGTCCCTCCTGTATTTGTATCGAAACCACCGAGGATTCCGTTGTACACGCCTTGATAATCGTTGATCGAGTATGCAAGTCCTATTTTATTAGGATAAGTGGTTCCAGTTACAATTCTAACTACTTGAGATCCACTTGCTTCAAAGAACTCAAGATTTGTTGCGCCGAATAATTCAATTGCTCTGGCTGCTACTAAGTTTGAAACAAATCGCGGCTCCGTTCCTAATGCCGATCCTACTCCAACAACACAAGTCCCAGCAAAACGATTCCAGAACCCACTAAAAGCACTCCCAGTAATCGAGCAAACATCGGCACTGCGGACTGCACTTGTAGTGGTGGTCGGGATGTAGGAGGTGGCGAATGCGCCCGCTTCGAGTTGCGCGCCCCATGCCCAGAATGAGTCTAAGGAGTTTCCGGGGTATGTAGTTAAAGTTCCGCTAACAGGAAGAATGCTCAGTGAAGTGTTGGAGTTTGCTCCAGCAGTTCCTGTAATGATGCAGCGATACCAGCCGTCACCATAATTTTGAATAGAAGCAGTACCAAAAGTATTTGAGACTACTGATCCGTTACCCGTTAAATCAAAATTAGCAGTTATTGGAAGCGTTGTTGTATTTCCTGCGGTTATTTGCGCCCTTGTAACTTGGTTGGCTTTAAAGAAACAACTAAACGTGTAAGCCGTCCCACTAATAACATTCGCCGTATTTTGAATAACACGGTAGGATGTGGTTGTTGCCCCTACTGTCAAGCGGTCCGCATCCATAGCTCCAGATGGAGAAACCGTATCATTAGCGGTAACTGTTAGTGTTCTTAAACCTGCCGCATTCCATAAAGCTGAATCAAATTGTGCGCTTGCCAGCATGGTGTTAGTCCGGCTCTCCTCAATCAGCAACCCTTTGCTAGCCAAAGTAACTGAATCGTGATCGAAGCGTGGCGTGTTAGTCGTGGCGGTTTGAATCAGCCCGTCGCTGCCGATGAAAGAAGCCGCCGAGGCCCGCGTAAAGGCAGGAGTTGGCCCGATCCTCGCGGCTAGTGATTTAGTCTCTGCAAATGGAAGATCAAGCGAGCACTGATCGCCGCTCGATAATGCGCCGCGAGTCTGTTGCAGGATCATCATACCAAGTTACCGCTAAGGTTATAGGTTGCCGCCGCGATTTGGATGATCGACGCTGGCGCGTGCAGGCCAGCGGTTTTGACGAGTCCGCCGAATGAGTTGAGCGTCGTGCCAGCTCCTGCCGTGACGGTGACTTGTCCAGCACCAGCTTGAATCACCATGCAGGAAAACCCAGCAGCGAGGGTTGAAGGAATTGTGAGCGTAATGGCAGTAGCAGCGGTGCAACGAACCACGGTGTTGTTGTCGCTGTCGGACAGCGTGATTGCTGTAGCAGCGTTGCCAGCAACCATCAACGACGGCTGCGGGCCAGTATCGCCGGGCGGGCCGGTCTGACCCATATCCCCTTCATCACCTTTCGCGGCCAGCAGATCCCAGAATGTACTGCCCTCGAATGGGGTGTCACCTACATTGCCGCCGTTGGAATTTTTGCGGTAAAAAAGCTGGCCGTTGAAGAGCGAGAGATCACCGACGGCATAGGGCGTGCCGCCGCTATAAGTTCCAGTATAGTTCCAAAGCGCGTCTTGACCAGCATCACCCGTATCGCCTTGGATGCCTTGATTGCCGCGTGGGATGGAAAATGTAAGCGTCTGGGCGGGCGAGGTTCCGCCGATGGTGACGCTTGCGCTCGATCCGGCTGCTCCGGTGGTGACGCCTGCGATGGTCAGCGTGTTGGCAGGTCCGGCGTTTCCGGTCTCGCCCTCGTCACCCCGAGGGATTGCGAAATTGAAGATAGCCGCGCCGGATGTACCGGTGTTGGTAGCGGTTGCGCTTGATCCAGCGGATAAGGTCGAGACGGTGCCGAGACTGATGCTAGCCGCATCGCCTTTGTCGCCTTTGTCGCCTTTGACGCGGCCGAGATTGATGGTTGCCATGATTGGGGTGTTAGTTGAGGTCGAGGATCAAATCGCCAGCGGCGTCGATCGTGAGGCTGGGCGGGACGTCGTCATCGTAGTGAGCGAGTAAATCAGCCCCCGAAACGGAAAACGTGTAGCGGCCGGGGCCGCGTTGCAAAACGAGGTTGAGCACCTGCGGAGAGCTACCGGTGATGGTGGCCGCCGGAGCGTCGCCGGTGGTCACGCTGCCGATGGTTAGGACGTTCGTCGGACCCGGCAATCCCTGCAAGATCTCGACCTCAGTCACCAGTTGACCGGTCGGCAGCGTTTCGATTTCGAGGTCGTTGATCGGCATCTTTTAGCGGGGGCTGGGGGCGGTGATCGTCGCGTCGATCTGAACCTTGATCTGCTTGGAAAATTGGTCGCGGCTTTGCGGATTCGTGAAGCGGAGGTCCATGATGTGCAGCCCGGCGGTCAGCCCCGCCGTGTCGAAATCAATCTCGACCTTTCCACCCACCACCCGCGGCTCCATGTCGATCGCCGCACTGCCGGTGGCCGAGATCGCGGCCGCAACTTGCCACGTCGAGTCCAGCGTGATCGGCGCGCTGTCCGTCTTCGCGGTCACGCGCAGCGATAGGCGTTCGCCTCTGGATAGTCGGATCGTCGCGGCCATTTAGAATGGCGGGATTGTCAAATGTCACCACTTGCCGATCGGGCACTTCTCCGAAGCCATCCGAAGCTTCGACTGCGTCGAGCACCCGCACTTCCGGCAGCGCCCCGTCCCAGCCATGCCAGCGGCGTCCCACAGGTCGCAGGCCTTACAGGTGGCCATACGGCTGGCGAGCGTCTCCTCATCCGCCAGCTTGAACCCCGACTTGCCCCATGCCGCCGCCGATCGCACAAGGCCGGTGGCCATCTCTAACGCGCTGGGTAGTTTGCTCGCCACGGTGTTTTTCCCATCCGCGATGCACTGCTGACAGGCGAGCGCGTGCGGCTTGCCGCCGTAACGGTTGATTGAGCAGTGGAAGCCCTCAGCGTCTCGCGGCGATTGAAAAGCGCAGGTCATGGCGGTGGTGGGGAGATGGTGATTGTTTCATATAATTCAAATGGGTCCATGGGTTGAATTACAGTGTAAATGCCATAGGGTGCCGGATGATCACCACCGGTCCTAATAGCGAAAAATTCCACATAATTACTGTCATCCACGAATCGAAAGAAACTTAGCGTCGCATTATCTGGGTAATCATTGTGAGTGGCAGCTCCAGGAAGTCTTAAGTAAATCCCATCGTAGTAGTCGCAGCCTTCTGGACATTCCGGAGCTTCAACAATGGTTCTAGAATCATCACCATCATAGCAGCCGCAGACAACTGAGCGCCATTGACACGAACCAACGCGCCACACTGTGTATCCCAAAACCTGAATCTCGCTCGGCTGGTCATCATACCCCGGTCCCCATAGGGCGTATGGATCGCACTTACAACACGCGCACTCCACCGCTTTCACCACGCCGTCCGTGGTCTTCGTCTTGAGCTTCGAGACTCCGTCCGTGGTTTTGATTCCGAGCTTCATTTAGCACTCCTCCGTTTCGATCCATTGCAGGGTGCCGCCCACGCAGCTGAGGACATGTGTCCCGCCGGCCGGCAAGACTGGCAGCTTGAGCTTGCGCGTTGAGCCGTAGAAGCCCGACCCCGGCTCAATCCACGAGTCATCCGCATCCAGCGCGGCGTACTCAAAGTTCGCCATCAGATCACCCGCCGAAATCTGGTAAGGATAGCCAAGGCCGTTCGCGGCTCCGGCTTCCCTGAGTTTTTGATCGAATTTAATGGGGAGATCAATCATAGGGCTGTGACGGTAATCGGGCCGGTAGCGAGCACGGCTCCATTAATACTTTCTGGCGCGTCAAAAATCATCGTTTCCTCGATGAAATCTCCATAGTCGGCTGCTTGGTACGAGGTCAGCAGGCACTTGGTTAAAATCCCCGCTATCCACTTGAGGGAGCCACTATCACTGATTGGCGTTTGGACATCGGCCACCACGACAACGAGCAGCTTGCCCGAGCTGCTGATTCCTGAAGGTCCATCCCCCGCAGGGGTAAATGATAGAGATGAATTTACAAATTCGTAAGTGTTGATTTGTCCAGGTAGAAAACCGGGATTGGAATCGAAATCTGGAATACTGAGCGATTCCGATTTCTTCCTGACTTTCAAGAGAGTGACCCTATCGCTCTTGTATTTTTTATTCTGGAAAGTTGAGACTTTGAATTCTGTTTTTTGGTTGCCAGTACTATTCAATCGCCCAAACCCGCTCACCAAAAACTCCGTGAATCCATCATCCCGCCGCTTCTCCTGCGGCGCAGGGAAGATCTTCAGCCCGTCCATGGCGGGGTAGCTGCCACCCGGAAAATCAGCCCCCACCGCCAGCGTGGCGCGATGCGTGGCCGCTGCGGATGTCTTGCCGGTGAACGTCTGGTCGACGCGGATCAGGCCGCTCGGAAACGTGGAGACCGTCCGCTGTCCCGTCGCGTAAAGGCCGTTCGGTGTTTTTTCGTAGATGATGCTCATGATTTTTTTAATACCCGAGGGCGTGGAGTGGCAGCTTGCCGTTGATGCTATCGACCAGGCCTTTGATTTCGCCGAGGATGCCGGAAAGCCCGCTCTCTTGCCTGGCGGGTTCCTTGTCTTTTTCGCCTTGCTTGCCGGGTTTCATTTCCTCCTGCCGCCTCTTGGCGTCCCCTCCAGCGGCATCTTCGGCGGCCTGCTGGTTTTTAGCGTTCCGCTTGTTGATGATGTCCTGCCGGATTTCCTCGTTGGATTTACGGAATGTTTCGACGCCTTCTTCCCTAGCGATGTCTTTGACGCTCCGCCGGTCTTTTTCGTCTCCAAACCCTCGAAGCTCTTGTTCCTTTTCGTTGTTCTCGATTTTTCTAAGGGTTGATTCGGCCTGCACATTCCGCCCGGCCTCCTTCTGCTCCTCGAATTTCTTTTTCAGCTTCCCGCCGGGGTCAATGCCGTCTTCTTTCTGGAATTTCTCCAAGTCACCCGCTAGGGTTTGGGAAAGCGACACGACAGCTTTGATCTCCTTCGCGGCCTTCTCCATGGCGTTAGCGCCAACTTCGAGGTTGTCTTTGACGGCTTTCGTATCGCCTCCTGCTTCTCCGGTGGCCCCCGTGAGTTGATCGCGGAAATCTTTGCCGGTGGTTTCGAGTTCCTTCAGCTTGTCGGTAAGTCTAGCGGTTGCGGGTTCCGCCCCGAAGAAGTCTTTGGAAGATGTCTTGAGATTTCCTGTGATCTTGTCCCATTCTTCACCGATCTTGCCTGTGCTTTCATTTAGATCACGGCCATATCCATCCGCTGTTTTTCCAAGTCCGTCAGACAGTCTACCAAGTGATGTCTCGATTCCTTGGGAAAAAACCGATTTGAATGTAAGACCGCCATTGTTGATGGAATCCGTGAGGACGGATGTGATTTTGCCGCCAATAAATCCGAGCGGGTCAGTGAGCGCTCGGAATAGATCCGTGGCCATCAATTTAATGACCATTGAAAACGACTTGCCAAAAAACGTGATCACATTCGAGACGGCAGATCCGAAGTCTTGATTGAAACTTTTTATCCCTGACAGGATACTATCGACAAAGAGCTTCTGGGAGTTTGCATACGCCAACATTAACGAAGTCCCTAGCCTATTCGTTATTAAATTAGGGACTTCCGATGTCCAAAAATCACGAAGGAAATTGCCACCAACCACAAAAGCGTTGAGGTAGAGGTTGCCCATGTTGCGGATGTGCACATTTAAGGCTAGGCCTATCGCGTCGATCGCTGGCATTGGTGACTTGAAAGCTCCGAGAAGAACATCAGCGATACGCATGACCATTTCACCCATTCTCTGACCCCATCCGGCGGCGTCCACACCGGACATCATTGCTGTGAACTTCTCAAGAGCTGGCGCTGCTACTTGGAGAAGGCCGGCGGCAAATTCTACGAGCTTGGCTTTTGATTCATTGAAGCTATCACCAATCGCATCAAATGCTGCTGCTGACTCATCCATTACGCCTGGCATACTGCCGAGCTTTTTCTTTGCCTGATCAATCTCTCCTGAGAAATTGCTCATAAGCGGAATAAGTTTGCCACCAAGTTTTTCGCCGAAAACATCCGTCGCCGTCGCAGTTCGTAGAGTCGGGTCTTGAATCGCTGCGATTTTCTCGGCAAATATCTTCAGTTGCTCGGTCGGTGTCTTGCCTTGCAAATCCTGCATTGAAATGCCGAGGGCATTCATCGCTTGGGTCTGCTTTTCTCCCCCATTGGCAGCATCCTGCATGAAGTTTTGCAGCTTGTTTATCGCTGGGCCTACTTTTTCAGCACTGACCCCGGTATTATCAAAAGCCCGCTCAAGGACCAGAAGGTTTCCCGCCGTCTCGCCTGTTCGCGCTTTGAGATCGTTAAGTCTGCCTGCAAGGTCTAACGCCTCGCCGAATTTCTGAGTGACAGCACGGGCCGCATCCATGGCAAGCTCCATCACCTTTGCGCCTGCTTGCACTGCAAGCCCTCCTACCGCGCTTGCTGCCGCGAGTTTGCCAAAGCTGAGACTGCTCTTTTCGCCTGCGTCTGACGCCTTGTCAGCCATCTGCTTCATGTCCTTGCCGAGCGCGTCCATCTTCGGGGAAGTCTGTGATGCCTCGGTGGCCATGCCTTTTAGTCGCTTTTCTAACGACTCAACCTGACCGACACGCTTCATCGTCTTTTCAAGCTCGGTCATCGACAGATCGCCCGCCGAGATTTTCGACTTGAGCGTGCCGAGTTCGTCTTGAATCGACTTGAGCGTCTTCTCAAGTCCTACGTCTTCGGCTCCAAATTTTACTTTTACATCACTCATGCGTCTTGAACTTCTGATTTGGTAAATGATGCAATGTCTGCATTCTGTTTGGCGGCGTATTGGAGCACGCGCTCCATGCTTTTAATCATCTTACCGCTGGCAATGTTGGTTGCCGCGGTGATCTCGCTTTCCTTGATCATTTTAGAAACCCACGGCGTCGTGTTGGTCATGATGAAATGCGGGTTGTCCTTGTCTCCACTGTGATCCTCAACATCGAAATTGCCCTGCTTCTGGCGTTTGGCGAAAGCGGGGATTCCCCTGGCATTGTCACCGCTGAGGCGTCCAATCTTCCGAGCGCATTCAGCCCATCCGCTCTTGGTGTAACCGATCATTTTTGAGACTTCGCCGATGTAGCCTTCAACGCCTGACATTACTAGATTCATTTCTCCGCGTGGAGACATTGTCCGACCGGTGCTCTTGCTTCTGTTTGTCCTGTGGGTCGTCTCAATCTGACGCTCCCCGCTAAGAATGCGGAATTTGTCAGGTGACGAGATGATTTTGAGGTTTGTGAAGATCCGAGCCACTACTGACCACTTGCCTTCACTTATGAAATCAAGCACCCGTGCCCGCGTGTCATCGTCTTCGATAAAACGCCTCGCGCGGTTGGCTACGTCTTCGGGTTCCTTGACTGCTTTTCGGATGTCTTTCCCTAGGCTTATCTTGCCGCGATCCATCACCTCAGACCCAGCACCAACCGTGAATGGATTCGTCCTGTTCGCGAGTTCGACGCAGCAGAGCCGGGCATGGGCACGGACGATCTCGCCCATGGATTTTGCCGTGACCTGCTTGTATTGCTCCATGACATTTTGAAGACTTGTCATGTCAACTGCGATTGAGCCTTTTGCCATTTTGTAGAGTTAAAAACGCTTCGTCTATTAGTGCTAGCGAGTCAAAATCTGTCGCTTGCCGGACGTAGACGCGGTTGATTCCCTTGGATTTTAGGTCGGCATCGATGATCTGGAGACCCGCCGAAAACGGGACTTCCTCCATGATCTCCGCAAAGGCCCAGCCGGTGATGCTAGCTATGTGCATGACATAGCTAGCAATCCAACTGGGCGAGGCTAGTTTTTTGATTCCGGGCTTCCCGCGCTTGGGTTGGCGGCGGTGGTGGTCGCTGCCATGTAGCATTCAAGCGCCTCGTTCATCGCCTCGGCAACCGGCTCGAGATCGCGGTGGTGAAGGATGTGCTCTTCGATCCACTCATCGATCGCGGTCAAGAATGACTCGCGGCTATTGACGACGCTGCGGATCTCCTGCTTGTCGGCACTGTGCAGATAGGCGAAGGCAGCGGTCTTCATGATCATATCGCCGAAGTCACCGTCGAAAACTTTGTTTCGTTGCAGCCATGAAAGCGAGCACGGCGTGACGGGGCGAAGGATAAACTTCATCAGTTTCTTCGGCCCATCGGTGAAACCGATTTCACGCAATACTTCATCATCTTTTTTCAGGTCGTTCTTTTTCATCTGTTTTATGTTTGGGTTAGAGAAGGGCGGCGAATTTCCGCTTTGTTTCGGCGCTGGCGTTTTCGCGGATAGCGATCCGGCGTCCGTTGCGCTCGATCACGACATCGCGGGGGGTGCCGTGCACCAGGTCAATCAAGGTGTCCCGATTTTGCAGGGCCGCGCGGATGTAGTTGAGCGGGTGGTCAGGGTGTTTCGCCTCGAAAAACTCGCTGTTCTTGGTGGCGTTTTGGAATACGTCAAAGGCAGACTGCCCGCTTTCGGGGTGCGTTCCTTTGAACCAAAAAACCGTGGTCTCACTGCCACCGGCGCGAAGCTGTCGCGTGACAGGCGCTTCATTCATTTCAAAGCCAAGCGTAACCAATGCGGTCGCCACTTTGATGTTCGACGTGTGGAAAAGTTCCAGAATATCCATATTTTTTATGTGTTGAAAAAACTCCCCCTATTTTTCACCGGGGGGCGCGGCGGATCACGGTGGCGAGTTAGTCGACCAGCGTGTTTGCGTATTGCGTTGCCGAGACGGAGATCGTCTTGAAGTTGCCAGCGCTTGCCTTTTCGCTAACGGAGTTGACGAGCACGGTGCCGCCATCCAAACCGTAATTATCGATGTCATTGGCGAGCGTGAGCAGGTTGCCAACTTGCATCGTGGCGTTACCGTTGAGCGTGCCTTCCAGCGTGATTTCAGCTTGCTTGCTGGTATAGGCGACAGCGACGACTTCACCTTCTGCGTCCATCAGTTCGGACTTCTTGGCGGTGACGTTGCGCGAGAATGACGACAGCAAAATGCCGGTTTCATTCGTGATGCCGAACTCAACTGCGGAGACGGATGATGCTTTGTAGATTGTTGCTGCCATAAGTGGTTGGGATTCCCACTTAATGGCTTGTCAAATTCCTATATGTTCACGCCTCGACGATGCCGACCGTTAGCGAGATTGAACTCAGCCATTTTTGATTGCTCTGACTTTCCGCGATGTTGCTAATCGCGGCACCGACGCATTGCAGCGGCGCTGGGAAATAGTCGGAAATCGTGGATGCGTTTTTGAGGATCGTCCGCAGGCTGGCGACGATCGCGCGGTGGGTGGATAAGCTGTCTTCCATCACGCAGGGCGAGGCGATGATCAGGCGCACGGTGGCCAGATAGAGCGTCGGCGCTTGGATGCTGGTATCCTCGCAGGAGATGGTGATCAGCGGCCCGTCGTTGGGGATCTCGTCATCACTCTGGCCGCAGTGGATTACGGCGGTGTTGAGGGTGGCGTCGCTTTCCAGCCACTCCTTTACGGATTGTTCGATTGATAGGTTCATAATTTTGAGCCGGGCCGAATGGTGACGATGTATTCGCCGAAAGTGGTGATCACGTCGCGCAGTTCCGTGACGGTGTATTTCCTGCCGCTGAAGGTGACCTGCTCGCCTCGCGCCGGTGGGGTGGTGAGTGTGGTCGAGAGGAAGTAAACCGTGTGCTCACCGCCCGGATTCAAGCCGCCGGATTCAAGGTCGAAGGTCGTGCGGACAGGCGAGAGAATCACGCGGATCGGTGCGCCCCTAAACGTGATCTCGACGCCATGCGTTAGGTTCCGCGCGGCGGCGGCCTTGAGTCGGAATTGATGAATGGCGGACGGTGACATCTGCAAATGCCGTGATGTCAAAAAAGCCCCGTCGGGTTTTAACCGGCGGGGCTTTATGGGTTCGGGGTTCGCTGTTATCAGCGAAAGCGTTAGATGGTGTTGCGAACCAGCATGCCTTGAGCGGCGTTGCCGACTGCAAAACCTTGGAGCCAGACCAAGCGGTTGTTGAAGACCAAGGTGCTTGGGTCGATCCATTGGTTGACCATGACGCGGAAGCCGGTCGTTGGGTCTTGGATGAAGTCGATGGTGCCAGGGAAGCTAGCGGCTCCCACTTCGCTTGGTGCCTTTGGAGCGCGGGCCACGAAGACGGTCGACTCTGGGTTGCCTGCGAAGCCGATGCGCTTGTCGGTGGTGGCACCTGGAGCGTTCGTGCCAAGGGAGGCGTACTCTTCAAGCTGGATGCCAGCGACCTTCGGCAGACGACCTTCGGCAATTGCGTTGGCGTTGGCTGGGTTGTTGAGTGCTGCGACGATCAAAGGATCGGCAAGCAATGCACCGTAAACGTCCGAGTTGAGCACTGCGAAGCGGTTGGCATCGGAGACGCCAGCGGCAGCCATAGCCTTGCGGATTGGCAGGATCAGACCGGCATAGGTCCAAGCAGCGGCTGCGACGGAAACGCCTGCACCGTAGCTGGCCACGGACCAGAGGTTAGAAACCGAATCAACGATGTGATTGCCAAGGGCGACGGCGATTGGCTCGGCGGCTTCGGCGATAAGATCGCGGTTGGTGGCGTTGTATTGAGCCGGGGTGATCGCGATGTGAATCTCCTTCATGGCGGAGAGCGCCACAGTGACGTCGGTCGTGGTGATGTCACCAGCACCGGTGCCGAATGCGTTGACGGTCTGGACAGCCTTGATGCGGCTGGTCACGGACTGGCCAAGCTGTGCGTTTTGCACGCTGCCGTCGAGTTCGGTGAAGCCTTTGGAAATCATTTTCAGGAGCGGGCGCTTCTGGAAAGTGAGCGAGAGCGCCTCTTGAAGAATCAGAGCGCCGTTAAGTGAGCCGAGCGTGTTAGCCATGGTAGTTGATTATGGTGTGAGAATACGTCCTTGAGAGGGTGTCAAATTTAGAACATCGATGCGCCGTTCGCTTTGTAGAACTCAGCGCGCTCGGTGGGGTCTTGGATTGCCGAATACTCGCGGCGGAAGTCTTCCGGGGTCTTAGCCTGGTCGATAACGGCCACGTCGGGAATGTTGGTTGCAGGCATGAGGCCAAGCGACTTTTTCAGGGATGCGTGAAGGCTGGAAAGCGTGAGATGCTTCGAGTCATAGGCGGCAAGATCAGCGCGGGCGATGGCCAGTTCCGTCGTCTGGTCGGCTAGCTTCTGGGAGAGGCTAGAGATGACGCTTTCCTTGGTGGTTAGATCGGCGCGGAGCGTTGCCAGTTCAGCGGTCAAAACCGTTTGAGCGGCGGCGAAGGTGGCAACGTCAGCGACGATTGCGTCGAGTGCGGGAGACTTCGTTTCCTCGCCTTCGGTTTCCTCTTCGACCAGCTCTTCGGTTCCTTCAGCGACTTCTTCCGATGCCTCATCGGTGGGTTCCGTCGCTTCTTCTTCTGCGGTTTCCGCTGCCTCCTCTGCTGCCTCTTCGGCGGAGTCTTCAGGAGTGGTGACGGTGATAGTGACGGTGGCAAGCGCCTCGTCTTCGATGGTGGATTCTGGTTCAGTTTTCATGAGTTCGGAAAATAGGCCGGTCGGATTGGCGGCGGGAATGTCGACGATGTCGCAGCTGTAAATCTCGGTGCAGCGTGCAAAGCGGGTGGTGTCTTCGCCTCCTTCTGGAGTGCCGGAGAACGCGATCGAAAGGCCGAATGCGCCGGGCATGGTTTCCGCCATCTCCATGATTTTCTGGAAATCGGCGTGAGACTTCAGAAGGTGCATGTCAGCGCGGAGTTGAACGCCGTCGATGGAGAAGTTTTTCAAGACGCCAACCATGGCATCGATGCCGGTGTGATGGTCCATCTTCACGCGCAGGCCGTCGGCATAAGTTTCGGCGCACGCCTTGACTTGCTCTAACGTCTTAGTGTCGATCTGGAGCGCGTGGCCTTTGGCTTCGCCCTCGGTAATCACGGAGACTCCGCGAAGCATCCCAGCTTCACGATCGACGGCGCTGCCTGTGGCGGTGGAAAAGTAGGAGAGCTTCATGGTTCTTCTTCGGGTTCGGGTGTCAAAGGTTGAGCGTCTGGCGAGGCTAGTTGATTCGTGAGAGTGATCGGGCTACGGATCGGGTTCTTGTCCCATTCGGCGGAAACATCGCCGGACATTTCAGGCAGTCGAAGCTGACTGCGGAGGCTTGATTCCACCTCTTTCGATGGCGTGATGATACCCGCGCGAACGGCCACACCTACGGAGTCGAGCAAGCTCTTGATTTTTTCGATGTCGATGTCTTCCATCTGTCCGTCTTGGTTTGTCTCGTCGCTTGATTCGTCATCCTTATCATCCGCGAAGGATTCAATCGGCGCAGCTCCCGGTAGTGGCGCGATGACTTCCGAAACGTGCATTCCAGCGGCGGCGCACTTCTCTTTCATGCGCTTCGCGGCTTGAATCAAATCGTCCTCTTCCGTCTCATCATCCAGCCCCATCATATTGTGGTATCGCTTCCGCGTCATGAGTCCGGCCTGCACGAGCGAGAGGTAGAGCTTGCCGTCGCGCCCGAGGTCAACGCTTGGCGGCTTCGGCGCGATCCAGTCGCATCTCCACCAGTCATCGCCGGGGTTTTCCAAGCGTCCTGCTTCGATTTCCTGCCAGACCCAGAACGTCCAAAACGGGCGGCAGAATTGCTCGCGGATCACCGCTTGGCATTCGGCGAAGAAGACGTTGGCGTCCTCCAGCAAGTAGCGGGTGTTAGCACCGCCGGCACCGGAAACGTCCCAGAGAAGTTCGGGCGAGATTCCCATTCCCCATGCGATGTCGCGCATGAGGTAATCCAAGAACGCTTTGAAGTTCGTGTTTGGGTGCGTGTTCGTGAAAGATTCGATCTTCTCGCCCGGCTGGAGCTGCGGGACGCCTGAGCTGTTATAGAGTGAATCGACAGTGACGGGACCCGCGCCGGTTGGCTGCTTGTTGCGCGATGCACCAAGGCCGATGTTGCCAGCGTCTGGCGAGGTGATCACAAACGCGACCTGGGCGTTCATCTTGAAGCTGGCCTTCTCAAATCCGAGGATCTCGGAAATGTCTTGGAGGTGGTTAGACGCACGGGCGAGCCATGACGGTGCGCGAAGGTAGCCACGCCGATACATGCGCTTTACTTGATGCAGCTCATCCGCACTGACGATCTTGCCTTTCGACGAATCACCCGGCTGGAGCACGTTGTAGGCTTGCGGCCTGCCGAAACGATCGGGAAGCACCCCATCAACCCAATCCTGACCTTGCGGCATGTTCGACGAATTGCCAACGGATTCGCCGCCAATGAAACGAACCATCCCGCGCCCGTTTTTGCTCAGGACTTTTTGCCAAAAGAAGTCACCGTCGAGCGCGATCTGACGGAGGATGTAAGGCTGCGCTTCGTAGAAGTTGACCTCAGCACCCATGTCGAAACCAAACGCGGCGGTGCCGCACGCATCCTCGAAAAGTTGTTCGACTTTTTTGTTCCAGGCGGGGTTGGAGCTTCGCGCTTGAGGCACTAGCGGGCAGGCGTAACGAGCGACGCCATCGATCGCGCGGGCCGCGATTCCCAGATTGTTATACATCCAGTGAGCGCGCCGAATCAGCTCGGTGCGATCATATGATGTCAGCTCCCGTCGGGCGTCCACGGTTGGCATGTAAACCCACGCCCGCGAACCATTGCCGCCAATCTTCGTGGCCTCGTAAGCGGCAAACGCGGTTTCGTCGCGCTGGGTTTTCATCGCGCGAGGTTTCCGCCCTGCGCCTGTTCTCGCCCCGCCGTGTCCGCTTGATTTCGTCGCCATCTTTTGATTGCGCGATGTCAAATCAAGTCTCGGAGACGAAGCCGGAATAGTGACCGTAGGTCATGAGCTGGCGACCGTTTCCGTCCTCTTCGATCAAGTCTTCAATGCAGTTCAACAAAAGCCATTTCGGAAATGTGACTTGGCCGGACGTGCTCGATCCTTCTGTCGAGATCGATGTGATCGTTACTTCTTCCGTTGCTGTCGCGGCGCAGGTGATCGCTAGGTCTTCAAGTTCGCCGATAGTTTTCGTTCGGCGCAGGAACTTTTTGATTCCCCTGATTTTTGAGTTGTCATCCACGCTCAAGCGCGGGTGTCAAAGCGGACAAAATTATTTTCAAATCATTTTGAAATAATTGTTGACGATTTCAAAGTGGGGTGGTAGGTTCTTCTTGTCAGACGAAACGCCAACCGAATCAAAAAAATGAAATTCACAAAAACCGAAACCCTCCACTTTGTAACTTCAAAAGCAGGCAATGGACACTCAACCGGAACGCTTCAAGAGCTGGAGATGGAAGCTATCAAGCACGGCCACGTTTTAACCTTCCGTTCGAGCCGCTTAAATCAAGATGTTTGCTTGGTTCAAGTTAACGGCTATGAAGTCGCTAAAGGTTTCCGATCACTCGTTGATTCCTTTGAATTTTTCCAAGAACTCAACGCCGCCTGACCCACCCGCCGGGGTTCGATCCCCCGGCAATCAAATCAAAGCCATGAAACCCATGCTTGCCAAAAACTACGACGACCAGAATCCCTCGGGCTGGTGGTTGTCGGAAAAACTAGATGGCGTTCGCGCGATCTGGGCCGGCTCAGAATTTGTGAGCCGAAATGGCAACGTGTTCACCGCGCCGGATGCGTTCAAGGCCGGTCTTCCGTCGAATCCGCTTGACGGTGAGCTGTGGCTTGGCCGTGGCCAGTTTCAAGAGACGGTTTCGCGGATCAAGAAGGCTGGCAGTGATTGGGCTGGAATCACCTTCCGCGTGTTCGACGCGCCGGAAGCGTCGGGCGGTTTCGAGGATCGCTTGATCGCGGCGGGGGTGGCTATCGCTGGAGCCGAGTTTGCGGAGATTGTCCCGCACCGCGTCTGCACCGGCGCTGACGATTTGTTCAACGAGTTTCACAAGATCACCCGCGAAGGCGCGGAGGGAATCATGCTTCGCGCGGCTGGCAGCAAGTATCGCCAAGGCCGGTCAGAGAATCTCCTCAAGCTGAAATCCCACCGCACGGAAGAGGCGGACGTGATCGCCTATGAGTCCGGCAAGGGGCGGCTATCCGGCAAGGTTGGCGCACTTGTCCTGCGGTGGAAAGGCGAGACCTTCCGGTGTGGCGCTGGCATGAGTAATGACGACCGCGTCAATCCTCCGGGCATCGGCGCTTCTGTTTCCTTCCGGTTCCGTGGCCTGACCGACGGCGGGACTCCACGCTTTCCAACTTTTATCTGTGCCAGAAATTATGAGTGAACCGAAAAAGAAAAGCGGCGGCGCGCGCGAAGGCGCAGGCCGGAAGGCAGGGCGAAGCGTGACGACGATCACGTTTTGCGTGACGCCGGAGGCACTGGAAAAGTTGAAGGCTGAGGCGGCTCGGCAAGGTGTTAGTCGGTCGGCTGTGGCGAATGCGCTATTTTTGCAGCTCTAGTTTTTCATAATGTGCCAGGCGATGTGGCAGAGCTTCAGCGCGTCCATGAAGTGGTCTTCCCGAACGTCTTTCCAAACGAACGATTGCCCGGATGCGGTCTTGCGTGGCACCAGCTTCTGGCCGCTCATCCCGGCCATGAACTCAGGCGAGACCTTGCGCGGGATTCGGATCTCTGGCTTTTGGTCTTTGATCCGATCGATGAAAAGCTCAGTTTTGATCGCGTGGTCGACGTAGGTGTAAAGCACAACGCCCGGAAAGTTTTCAATCACCGTCTTGGAAATCCGCGTGCCAAAAGTCACGTTCGCGCCTTTGGCTGGGTAGAAAAATCCGCCGGATGCTTGGCAAGCTGCGTAGACGCGGAAGGTGGCGAAGCCTGAGTCGATCAAGCCGCCCTCGGGCGTCACCATCTCCCCGCTCGGGGTTTTGTAGGTCCGCGACGGTGGGTCTTCGAGAAGGTCTTCGATCGTGTGGCACGTCCCGTAGTCGAGCACATAGCTCGCCCCGTGCTCGTCAAAGGCGCAAGTCACCCAGTGCTGCTTATACTGCCCCACGTCAGCGCAGATCACGACGCGGGCGGGGTTGTCGATCGGGCAAGCGCCGATTTCGTAGTCACCTTTGAGCCCTTGGATGTTGGCGTCCCCGATGCTGGTCTCGATCTGCTCCCACGGCATGGCCATCGTCGAGTTGGTAAAATCTTGGAGTCCGTTGAGCGTCTCCTTGTCTCTCAGAAACTTGACGGCTAGCGGGCCAAATGAACACGAACGCCACGGCGCGTAGAGGGAGTTGAGGTGGAAGGAGCGGAATCCTTTTTGCGCGGCGGGGTTGGTGGCCTGCCAGATGCCGGATTGTAGCGCCTCGATTTTCTGGCCGTCATTGATGGTCCCCTGGCACGATTGGCAGACGTAATGCGCTGACTCTTCGACTCGGGCCATGTTCCATTTGCCGCCGTCTCTGGCTTCCTTGTCCCACTTCACTTGCTCCCATAAAAGCTCGATCCGCTCCGAGCAATGAGGGCACGGGATCATAAATTTCTCTTGGGTTCCCTTCAGATATTCCTTCCAGATCGCGCCGTCACTGGTGGTGGGTGTTGAGGTTTTCACCCGGAGCGCGGAGACGAATGACTTGGTGCGGTTCTCGGCTAACAGGAGCGCCGAGGTCTCCTGGTCGGTTTCCTTGGCGAACTTGTCCACCTCGTCCATAAGGAGCAATCCCGCCGGACGACTGGCGAGGTTGGCTGGCGAGTTTGAGCCGACGAAGACGACCGAGCACCGCGAGAAATGCTGCTCAAGATTCTTGAACTTGTGTGGGTTGCTTGGCTTCTGTGCGGCTAGCGTCGGGGAGTCGTCGAAGAGCGGCATCCACCGCGTTTCGGAAAACGATCGGGCAAGCGATTCCGTCGGCATCACCCACACCATCGGCTGCGGTTTGTTCACGATCCGCCACGCGGTGCCCGCTTGGATCATCGTCGTCTTGCCGGTTTGGGTTCCGAAGACGAGCACGAGGTCGGAGATGTCGATGTCCCCGAAACACTCTAGCGGCTCGCGGAGATACGGCGTCATTGATACCGAGAACGCTCCGGGCATCTGGGTTTGTCTCTCAGAAAGAATCACCTCATCTGAGCACCATTCAACGACTGATCGGCGATCGATCGGCGCGTAGATTGCGCGGATGTGCTCACGGAGATTTTCGGCGGCGGGTGTCATGCCGTTTTAGAGTGGAGCGCTGGGGTCGGAGTTACACCGCCCTCTTCTGGTTGGATACCAGACGTGTCATTCGTCTCACTTCCAGCGCGTTTGGGATATGGTTTGGCCAAAGTAATGATGCGCTTTCGCATTTCAGCGTCAAGCGGCATAAGGTATTTATGCTTCCAGAAAATTGCTGATTTCTCCAATCCTTTGATTGTTCCAAAGATTGCTGCCGCTGTCCTTTTGTGCATTAGCTTTCCTTCATGAATAATCTGCTGTTGTGGTTGCGAGCTTCCAGAATAGACCCAGTTTCCAGCTTGGTAGATTCCCCCATGATGCCCCTGTTCTGGGTCTGCATAACTAACAATAAGACGAAGCCCTGGAGATTGTGATTTTAGAAATCTCATCGCTAATGAGGCAATTTTAGAAACTGGGCTAGTGTGCTTGTTTAGTGCTATCCTGACAAGCTCACAGCACTCTAACTGTGTGAGGCCATATGGCTTGCTGAGATTGTTGTTGGCACCTCTCCCAAAAATCACGACTCCGATAAATTTACCGTCCTCCCATACTCCAATCTTGACCAGTTTTCCAGCGGGTAAGCACCTGCTGTAATGCCAATTCTCAACTGCGTGTTTCGCCGCTTCATGAGTTGCCCAGTCAATTCTGAGAACTGATTTCATGGCGTGAAATACTTTTTACAGTGCGGGCACTCAATCGGCGTTTTCTCATCCAGTCTTCCTTGGTCATTCTCCGTTCCCGGCTGGAAGTCACACTCTGGCGGATTCATTATTGATTCAATGCTTGAGGCGTCGAAGCCAATCAGATCAAGATCAAAGTCCTCACCCCGAAGCTCTGCCAGTTCCAACGCTAGCATCTCCTCATCCCATCCGCTGTTGAGCGCGAGCTTGTTGTCAGCGATGATGTAAGCGCGCTTCTGGGTTTCCGTTAAGTGATCGAGCCGGATGCAAGGGACGGATTCAAGGCCGAGCTTTTGCGCTGCCATCACGCGGCCATGCCCGGCAATGATGCCGTTGCTGCCGTCAATCAGGACGGGATTCGTGAAGCCAAACTCACGGATTGATCCGGCGATCTGTGCGGTCTGTTCTGCTGAGTGCGTCCGTGAATTGCGGGCGTAAGGGATCAGGTCTTCGATTTTGATTTGTTCGATTGTCATATTGATTTGCGGATGATTCCGGTGAGTGTGTCGAGCCAATCGGCTAGCGTTTTTTCGATGGTTTTCTGAGGTTGCCCGTAGAGGCGAGGCGCTAGGGTTTTCGGCATCACCTCCATCATCTGCTTTGCAGCGACGTGCGGGCGGCTGGCGATGTCTCTGGCCTCATCGAAGAACAGGAGGATGCCTTCTTGTTGCTGCCATTCTTTAAAATCCCGCTCGGCTTTGTGCCTGTTGTTCCGGCTGGAGATGTAAATCTGATTCGCTTTGCGGATGTCTTCGATTGATCCTCCGTTGCGCTTGCATTGAACGAGTTCATTGTAGCCGACCTTCTCCGCTAGCCGGGCGCGGCGAAGTGATTGGCGCGGGTTGCCGTCCTCATCATCTGGCTCTGATTCGCTTTGCGCTGGGATCGTTCGGGCTCGGACTGGTGGCGCAGGATCGGCGGGGATACCAGGGGAGGGTGCCGCGATGACTTGGGGCTTTGGCGGGGCCGGTGCTGTTGTTGGATTCTTCGGGATGGTGCCAGCTTGGCCGCGCTTGGCTCGTGGCTTCGCGTGTATCTCCCGCCATGCCTGTGCGGTCTGCGCTGAGGACGTTGGCATTCCTTTCTTCACAAGCCGAGACGCCACGGATTTGTGGATGCCTAACGCGTTGCTTAATTCAATGATCCCCATGCTAGAGCAACAAATGTCAAACTAAGCAACTTTCGGACGAATGACGAGATGACCCAACAG